AATATAAGGGCTGTCAACGGCTTGCAACAATTGACTGCATAATCTCGCACTGTCCTCAAACTTACCAGCGTCAGCGAGGCTGTGGGCGCGTTTAACGTCATATTGGATTTTTTTTTGTGAGGGGGTGTTGGCCATGTTTTACTCCGAGGGGGGTGTCTGTGGGTATATATATTTATTACTGGGGGGCGCGTGTGATTTAAGGGGGGGGGTAGCCAGTTGCGAACCATTCTCATTCTCATTCTCAAAGATACAGGCAGGTATCGTGTTACATATTTCATGTTATGCGACAAATCACTATCCATCACTGCGAACCGTTCTGACATCTGCAAATGCGAATCATTCTCAGGTTTCTCACGCGAGATGGTTGGCCGCGATCGGTGTGTGTTATCGCACCATAATCCCCTATCCCCCCTGTTTTCCTTAACAATCTCGCCCAGCGCATTTCCACTCCGCAACAAATAGTTGCTCACGATTGCATTGCACTCAACGGTTGCAAGCCTACTCATCATCCTCAACCTCAACGTCCTGCACAGTACCCTCAATCGTCCTAGCTTCACGCTCTGCAACGCGCTCTGATACGATCTTGAGATCATCAACCAAACTGTGTTTATGCTCAACCTCAACCTTCTGATCTGTGCCGTACATTCTGGGATAATACTTAGCCGCACGCCATTTCTCTGTATCGATATCCAGCCTTGCCGCTTGGATAGCTACATAAGCCACGTCCTTTGTGATCAAGCCATCTCTGGCATCTCTGACCACATCTCTGACCTGTTCTTGTATGTCATGTATCTTGGCATCGGCGAGAGCCGCCTTGCCTTCCATGACCTGTCTGTAACGCTCTCTGAGATCAGCATCCTTCTGCAACCAACGCCAGAACGTGTTGAAGCTAGGCATGTCAACATCCTTGCCGACATGCTTCGCTGGACGATCCATCAACCGCTTGAGGAACTCATCCTCGGTTTTCTTGTCCTTAGCGATGAGCCGCTTCTTCTGATAGTGCTGTGGTAATTTCTTGTCAGTCATCATAACTCCGTCATGTGTGCTAGTCCGTGACCCATTGCCACCCATTCCTCGAAACCGTAACGCTTAGTAACGTACTCAGTCAGATATCCTTTGATGTCCTCAAAGTCATATCCCTCATGAGCATATTTCCCATAATATTTCCTAGCCAAGCCATCAATGTAGCCTTCCTGTGCTGGTGATAGGCTTCTCACCTGCTGATTACCGCTTTGCTGGCTCACAGAGCGCGTAGGACGGCCTTTAGCGTCACGTCTGCACCAAGACTGCCAAAAAGCTGTAACGTTGCTATAAGACGCTTTATTGCCGTTCTTATCATCCCACAAACGAATATCGGTTAACACCTCATCAGCATCTAGCCCAAGCTCTTTTGCATAGGCGATGTCTTCCGGTGTCGGTATCCACTCGGATACCTTTTGCTTCTTATTAACCCTTTTTGGGGCAATATAGTTATTATTGTTTATATTGTTATTATAGTTAGGCGGACACCTAGTGTCAGTACCTCCTGACAGAGCTGTGTCAGTACCCCCTGTCACAGTTGTGTCAGTACCCCCTGACAGAGCTGTGTCACCCCCTGACAGGCTGTCACCCCCTGACAGAGCTGTGTCAGTACCCCCCAGCATAGGAAGCCTGTAACAGCTCGTATCATTGAACCGCCTATCTATGGCCACATAGCCTTGCTCTTGTAAGTCTGTCAGCTTACGCCGGATGGTTCTGTCACTGCACCCAGCAACAGTTGCAAGCCACTTTACTGATGGCCAGCCAAACCCACGCTCCTCATTGTACTTATCAGCAATACCGATCAACACCAGCTTTGCAATAGCATCGCTCATCTTGACCTCTAACGCCCAACTTACTGCTTTAATACTCATGTTACTCTCCACATTTTTTTTATGTCGTAGTAGGCAACCAGCTCGATATCCTGCCAGTCACCTCTATTGTTATGGCCGCCAATGCGTACATCAAACGGCTCGTTAAAGTCCAGCATAGCCAGACCGTCTGTAAACTCAACAAGTAAATACGCCTTAACCATACAGGCCGTTGCAAGTTTTTTGGCGAACAGCACCTTGTTCAAGCTGATCATGTACGTTGAGTACTTGTCCATTGTCGTGCCACGTTTGCGGCACTCAACGAAGCACAATGGCTTGTTACTGCCAGCCTCATGCACCACAAAATCTAGCCTGTACGATATCGGTAGCTTACGAAAGTGATGACCTTTCCTAGCGCACAGCCTAGTCATCATGGCTAGTTCACCGTCCAAGTCATCCTGCGTTTCGTACATTGGCCTATTCACTGTCAGACATCTCCATCAGCTCAATCATTTTGTTTAAATACCAGACCGCTTTCTTAGCGTCCTGCACCGGATTGCCCTTGGCAAACAGCCTATGGCCAGTGTACTTGAGGACATTGCCGTGACAGTATTGTATCGCACCGTCAACACCAAGCACGTCAACCATGTAGTCAATCGTTTCAATTGAACCCTTCACATAGTGTGGCGGTTGATTAACCATATCATGCTTCATAAGCCCAGCCCTCCGATTCTATAATTTGCAATCTCGCAATAGTTTGGATCAACCTCACTGCCAAACCACTGCCTATTTAAACACTTAGCCATTTTTGTAGTTGTGCCTGATCCGTTAAAAGGATCGTAAACAATATCCCCCTCATCAGACCAACTTAAAATGTGGTCTGCCGCTAATTTTTCTGGAAATATAGCTGGGTGTGTAAAAGCAATCTCATCTTTAGTGCTGTGATTTTTCCCAATGAGATACTGCCAGACATTTGTTCTGCGGCCAAATTTTCCATATCCAGAGCGAGATACTTTTTTCCTAGAGCCATCGGCAAGCCGCTTTGTACTGTTATCGCCAGCCCTGCTACCCTTGTTTTCCCTGTCACAAATTAGGTTAATGCACTTTGGCTTACCCTTGCTCAATATAAACATATACTCAAATGATTGCCAGTAAGTCCTGTTGTTTCCAACCGCACCCCTTGGTGGCTTTTGATAGATCATTGTGTCAAAAAGATTGAATCCAATTTCTTTAAAATATAAAGCCTGTTTAAAACTTGTGCCTGTTTCACTACCATTTTTTGTTTGGTCTGCAACAATCCAGACAACAACACCGCCATCCTTAACCACCCTTAACAGACCCTGCGCCACTCCTTCAAAATCATCGAAGCCGCAACCAGAATATTCACGCAAATCATCATAAGGTGGGCTGGTGACAACTAAGTCTACAAACCCATCTGGCAAACCTGACATGGTATCTTGGCATTTTTCATTGTGAATCTTACTCAACACCTTCATCAGCCCACCCCTCTCTGACCAACATGCACCAAGTATCAAAACTGATCGTTGCAGTGTTATCCTTGCCAGCAAAGTCAGCGTTAATGCTAGATAGCCGGACAACGCACTTGATAGGTTGTCTGTCGTACTTATAGATCAACACTGGCTCAGTACCAGCCGCATTACTAGCTGACGTGACTTGCGCCCACCATTCCGGCTTGTAGTTACCGCCAGCGTTATGAGCATATCGCTTGGCCTCGATTGTCCAGCCGTCAAGCCCAATCAAGTCACCGTGGTCACTTGCTCTGTATTGCTCTAAGTCACGCTTTGTATCAACGCCCAGATGATCCTTAATCATCCGAGCCAACTCACGCTCAAAGTTTGCGCCTTTAACTCTACCGTTAGTCATCCGATTCCCCTAGCGTACCGCCTAGCACCCAGTTCTCTGCCATGTCTTCTGCGGCCTTCTCTGAGTAACGCGACACCCAAACCTCTTTTAAAATAGCCTGATCTCTCACGAACATGACTGTAAGATCATCGCTTTCCTTAAAAACGAAAGCCACTCTGTTGTCATATTCACCTGTGCCAAAGAACTGATGTAATAGCATCACCGCACCTCAAATTCTTCGCACCAGTCCTTCAGACCGACCTTGCCCTTAGACATCTGATACAGCTTCATCATCTGCTTTGCTGATGGTGGTGACTTGCGATTAACCCAGTTATGCACTGTCGGTTGTGTCACATCTAGCATCCGTGACAGATCAGCCTGTCGGATGCCTTTGCTTACTAGCCATTCTGCCAATTTCATTTTATTATCCTGTCGTTAAAGAAAACTAATATAAATCTAATATAATTTTTTTGTTGCAAGGTCAACCAAAATAAGTTAAAACAGATTTATAACAACGAGGAGATAGGTATGGAAACCAACCTAGAGCATTATAGACAGTTACTTAAAAGCCACGATTGGACTTTTGAGTTTTCTGAAAGCCGACATTTCTTTCAGCGTGGCCGTGAACAGCGCAATGTTATTGACAGTATGCAGGAAAAGCTAGACCCAGATTACATCATCTGGAATCAGTTTGCGCCAGCCTTTTGTAAGCGAGGTCAGTGATGCCATTACCTAAAACCACCACATCGGATGCACCAAAGTTCATGAGAGCCAGCTACAAGGTCAGTATGATCGTTGAGTATTACAAAGAAATGAAAGTGTCAGCAGTGTCCAAAGAGGAAGCCATTGCGCTTGCAGAAGAACGTGTAAGGGCTAGGCAGAAGAACCTACACGCTGGCGGTTACTCACTAGGTGACATTGAAATCCTAGAGGCGGTTGAGCGATGAGTGAAGAAAACTTTTTAAAGATAGGGCTGGATCATTTCAGCCCATCACAGTTACTCCGGCCAACACCCAATTGGTTGTTTGAGTACGTCTATCTGAGCAAGGATCAACGCAGGTCTATCACCGTTGGTGAGAATGCGGCCTATGGCACTGCCGTACACAATGGCATACAAGCCAACCTTGTCGGTGACGTTGACGTAGAACAGGCTATTGATCAAGCGTTGCTAGACTTTGATTTCCATCCTGCTGATGAGGACGCTGAGAAACGTGTCGAGTATCGTAGCCGGATACCAGCCGCAGTTGAGTTAGGCTGTGAGCATTTTAAAGACCTGACCGATGTAGGCGATGAGCAGAAAATACATCTTGAGCTACCGGACGTATCAATACCGCTGACCGGATACATCGACTTGGTGTCTAACGGCAATCTGTATGAGATGAAGACCAAAGCACCACGCAAAGGTCAGATCAAAAAGGACGGCACTCGTGGTTGGTCTAAGCCAGCTCTGCCTAAAGAACCTGACTATAACCACCTATGTCAAGTTGCTGTGTATCAGAAGGCAACAGGCTTAAAGCCTAACATTGTCTACATTAGTGATACTGACGTAGCGCATTTCGATCAGGACAACTGCGATAAGCTGTCGGCTGATTACTTAGAATACTGCCTATACGACTTACGCCGTAGGGCATTAATCCGGCAAAACCTACTGGCTATCAGCACCGACCCCAAGGTGCTTGCTGGTCTGGTAGAGCCAGAGTTTAACCACCCCTTTTACTGGAAAAACCAATTCATTGACGAAGCGAGGACACTATGGAATCTGTAATTAGATTTAATCATGGCAATTCTTTAGCGTCAGAGATGAAAAGGCTTGGGATTGACCACCCAGATAAAGGATATGTTTCTGCTTATACACGAGGGCTGAACGATGCCCAAAAAAAGAATCTAAGGGCAGAATTTAGGGATACATTGAAAAAAAGACAGCGAGTATGTCAACTAACTGGGTCTTCTATTGCTTTGGTAGCTTCGCACATAAAACCGTTTGATCATTGTGTCAACAGAGATGAAGCAACTAATGAGGCTAATGGCTTGCTGTTAAGAAAAGATATCGACTATTTATTTGACAAAGGTTACATATCTTTTGATAAAAAACACAAGCTGATCATTTCTCACGCCATAACCAGAGCTGTCAGCACTGAGAATTGGGCTAAACAAATTGAAATTGCTATTGGTCATGAAGCCCTAAAGTCATGGGCAAGCGGCGGCAACAAGTGCATGGTTAACACTATTGGCATACCTACTAAAGATAATCACTGGTCTATTAGAAGAAGATACATCACTCTTTCTAAAATGAGAGATGAATATATGGATTATCATCGGCGGCACGTTTTTAAGAACCCACAAATTCAACATATAGCAAATGAAGGATGAAACAATGAGTACAGTATGGAATACACTATCGGCGGTTGATGTTAACAAATACGCTGAAAAGAAAAACGGCTTTACCTATCTTAGCTGGGCATGGGCTTGGTCAATGCTAAAGGATCACTATCCGGACGCAACATACCACAAGCATATCTTTAACGGTCTGCCCTACATGCTTGACCCTAACGGCTACGGCTATGTGCAAGTCACAGTATCCGTTCCAAGTTTGGATTCCTCATGCACAGAAATTATGCCAGTGCTAAATCACGCTAATAAGCCGATACAGAACCCAGATAGCTTTGAGGTGAACAAGTCTTTACAGCGTTGCTTGGCAAAGGCCATAGCCGCACTAGGACTAGGTGCATATCTATTCCAAGGCGAAGACCTACCGCAGACCGTTGCAAGCAATCCTGCACCGTCTGCACCACCACCTGCAAAAGATTTCAAGAAGGCGACAGGCATGTCGCTTGAACAAGAGATTCGGATAGCTCCGGATATGGAGAGCTTAAAGGCTCTTTACAACCGCGTATCGTTGTCGCTGACACCAGAACAACGTGCGTTATTTAGCCAACGTAAACAGGAGATTTCTTAATGGCTGAGTATGATAACAATCTGCGTGGAGTTCTATTCCACAATGACAAAGGGGATAACCCTAACCGCCCTGACATGACTGGATCATGTGAGATTGATGGCGTGGAGTACAAGATATCCGCGTGGAACAAAACATCTGCGAAAGGCTCACAGTTCATGAGCCTGTCCTTACAGCTAAAGGATGCCCAACCTAACGGTGCGGCAAAACCAGCACCACAACCGCAGGTAACGCTTGATGATGACGTTCCTTTCTAGGCTGTTTAAATCACCGGACACATCCAGCAAAAGCCGCAAGGTCAAGCTGGTTGTGCCTCGTGAGTTTGGTATGCTTGTCGTCACAGATGAGGACGAGCCAGAACAGCTAATGTTTTGGCAAGACCCAGACGAGCAAATCATTCTAGCGTCACAACTGCTAAGTGTTGCAACAGAGCGCAAGAGGGCAGAGCGTGGCGAGTAAGCCAAGCATGAAGCCGTGGGGTGGTGAGGATACTTGCCACTATTGTAATAGAAAATTTAGTTGGAAGACATTAGGTCTAGCCAACGCAAACAAAGAGGTATTTTGTAACCATGACTGTTTTAACGAGAATATCAAACGCAATAAAAGTACTATTCGGCAAGCCAATGACTTTGACAGCCTATGAGCGTAGGGATGCTCATTATGTGCGCGTCAAGGACATCATCAACATTGTGAGCGACATCAAAGGCGTTCCGGTGATTGATATTATGAGTAATCGCCGCAAGCACAAGATTACTGGTGCTAGGCATTTGGCAATGGTGGCATCACTGCGTTATACGAGAGCAAATTATAGCGACATTGGCAGAGTGTTTGGCAAAGACCATTCAACTGTGTACAATGCGGAATCTAAGTATAAACGCGCTGACATGTACATGCTGTCAGACCTAAACACGGTGAAAAAACGTCTTGACGAGTTGGCCGCTTGAATTATTTATAGCCGTACCAGACCTGACCAATACTATGTCAGGGCTGATTGGCGAACACATTGCTAGTGCCGCAATCCTTCAACGTGGTTGGGGTTGCGGCATGGTTATGCAGGACGACTATGATTTGATCGCTACCAGAAGCAGGGAAAGCTACCGCGTCCAAGTCAGATCATGCCAGTTAAGCAAGCGCATGAAATACAGCAAGCGCACAATGCAATTTCCTGTCGGCAAAGGTAAGGATAAGCGGTTTCCCAGTATGGATGATTATGATATCCTAGCCCTCGTGTCCTCTGAACAGCGAGGGTGTTTTTTTATGCCTATCTCTGCTATTGACCGCATTAAGTTTACGAAACCAACCAGCCTGTTTACGCCGGAGCGCGAGATTGAGAGCTGGGATCAAACAATAAGGATTTTAAGAGATGAATGTACCCAACAGACGACCGTGCGTGACAACCGAACTAGGCATGGGTCTAGCCGTAACCGTTAGCTTCCACCCAGAAACAGGTGAGGCTGTTGAAATGTTTATGTCCGGCAGAGGTAAGGCCAGTGACAATGATATGCAGAACATCCTATATGAGATGGGTGTTACCGTCAGTAAGATGATCCAAGGAGGCATGGAAAATGGATTCAGCGCAACAACTGATAAACTTGATCAAACAGCATGAAGGCTTTGTAGAACACGCCTATAAAGACAGCGAAGGCTATCTGACCATTGGCTATGGCAGACTGATAGACGAGCGACTAGGCGGCGGTATATCTGCACAGGAAGCCGAGTATTTGCTGATGAACGATCTCAATCAAGTCATCGAAACCGCCAAGAAATATATGTTCTGGCCGAATCTAAACGAGCCACGCAAGGCTGTCATTATCAGCATGTTGTTTAATCTAGGTCAGCCACGCTTTGACAAGTTCCGGAAAACCAAGGACGCTATCCACGCAGAAGACTACGACACTGCGGCTGATGAGATGCTGGACAGTATGTGGCGCAAGCAAGTAGGCCACAGGGCTGTACACTTGGCAGAGATGATGCGAACAGGAGAGTGGGATGAATCCTAAACAGTTAGACGCTTGGCGCATCGTTCCACGCCTATTGATCCTATCCTACATGATAGTCTTCTATCAAACCTGCCAGTGGTTCATGGCACTGCCTGACCCAAATAACGCTCAAGCCGGATTCGTCAGCGTCATTGTAGGTGCAGGGGCGGCTTGGTTCGGTCTGTATGTTAACAGCAAACCATCAGGGGATAGCACATCATGATGACGTTATTAGGCAGTTTGTTAGGCTTCGGATCATCGTTTTTGCCAGAGGTACTGGCTTATTTTAGGGCAGGGCAGGAACACAAGCAGAAGCTGGACGAGATGCGGCTTCAAGGCGAGTTAATGCAGATGCGGTCTAGCCTCAAGCTACAAGAGCTAGATGCAGAGGCTGACATAGCTGAAACAAAGGGTATCTATGACCATGACCGATCTATTGACGCTGGGGGATTTGTCAACGCTCTGCGCGGCAGTGTGCGCCCTGTTATTACTTATGCCTTCTTCATAATGTTTGTGGCTGTCGAGGCGGTCATCATGTTGAAGGTGATGGAATCCGGCGGTGACTGGAAGGACGCTGTTGAGCTTATGTGGTCACCTGAAACGCAGGGGCTGTTTGCGGCGATTATGTCGTTCTGGTTCGGTAACCGCGCTGTAAGCAAATATTACAACCGCAAATAAAAAGAACCCAGTGACCGAAAGGTAAGTCACTGGGCTTAGTAGCCTCTAAAGAGGCTGGGGAGAAACCATAACGAATAAGATGATACTACTATACACCACCAAAGTATGCAATTGCACCCCAAAAGTTATACTGCGGATGAAGAATATTTGTCCACGACAGGCAGTACAATACTGCAAATCCGCCTAAAATGATGTTCATAATCCACTGAGCCATTACTTTATCCCCTTATCAATTGTGCTTTGCGCCAAGTCCATCATGCTTTCAGCATAGTGAATGAGTGCCATATCCTTCTCAGCCAATGGGCTGATCTCAATAAACTTCTTGAGCGCGTTCTTTACTGATGAATAAAAGCCTACATTTTTCCATCCGGTCTTG